CCTAAGAAAAACGGAGAGAAAAGTTCACTCGAAATGCGGCAAGCTCTTAAACCAACAAAGTTGGCAAAAGATTCGCCAGAATCTTTGCCTGGTGAACCGCAGCAAGGCAGACCAAAACTTTCTCAAGATAAAGAAAAACGAAAAGACCGCACATTCTCTCCAAGAACTGGAGCATCTATGCTTTTATGGGCATCAGAGACCCAGGAGAAAATTAGTGAGATCGTTAATCCAATTTTGTTAGATTTCTATGGAAAGAAAAATCTCAGAAGTTTATCAAATGAACAGTCCAAAGAACTTGAAAACCTAAAAACCCTCATCTTATTCAACACACAACCATTCTGCACAATAAATGCAAACTATGTGTTAGAAAAAATGGACAACTTAAATCCATCTAATGCCGGTAATTATAGTGTATGGTTAAGACAGTTGGCTATAGATCTAGACAGAGACTTATCTGTTGAAGATCAAAAACAAGCAAAGGCTTCGTTTTATTGTACATTGCATCAATAAAGGTAACAAAACATGATTATATATTCGCAAGAAACAGACGATGGTATCGCTGAAAAAATTTCAGGCTCTAGCTGTATATCATATGCTTCTGTTGTTGAGCCATATGACATTGAACAAAATCAAGATCTTAAAACCAAAATTTTAGCTTCTGCAAATGACGCAGATCTATATTATGTACAGTCTATTCTTGTTAGCTCTAGCTGGAATAGAAATGATGATATATTTGATAAAGCTGAAGTCTGGAAAGCTAGAAAAACCCCAGAAGATAAACCAACCAACCTAGAGCATGATGAAAATTTAATTATAGGACATATTACTTCCAATTGGCCTATTGATGACGATGGCAATATTATTGCGGAAGATGTTACAGAAGATTCTTTACCAGACAAATTTCATATTGTGACCGGATCAGTAATTTATAAGGCTTTTAGCTCACCGGAACTTAAAGAAAGAGCAGAGAAATTAATTGCTGAAATTGAAAACGGAACCAAATATGTCAGCATGGAATGTTATTTTAACGGCTTTGATTATGGTCTTATAGATAAATCTACCGGATCATTTAAAGTTTTAGCTAGAGACAACAATACTGCTTATTTAAGTAAATATTTGAGAGCATACGGTGGACAAGGCGAACACGACAATTATAAAATTGGTAGAGTTTTAAGGAATATTACTTTTAGCGGAAAAGGTTTTGTTGACAAACCTGCAAATCCGGATAGTATAATATTTAATAAAACACTTATCGATGATTTATTGAATAAAAAAAATGACAATTTATCAAAATCAGGTGTAATAGAACATAAGCCCACAATAGAAGCAGATACGGAGACTATTAACATGAGCGAAAATATCGACAAACAGGTTGCAGAAATTAACGAAAAATTAGATACCGTTTCTGCAAATTGTGCAGATCAAGTGGCAGAAGCAAAAGCAACTGCCTCCCAACTAGAAGAAACCAATAAACAATTAGAGGCTGCTATGAATGAAAAAGATGAAATGTTAAAGAAAGAACAAACTAAGTCAGAAGAGATTTCAGCAGAGCTAGAGACTCTCGCTAAAGAACATGATGACGAAAAGAAGAAAATGGAAGAAGAGATGAAGAAAGCTAAATCTGATCTCGAAGAAGCAGTCTCAGCTATTTCAGAAAAAGAAGAAGCTCTTAAAGCCGCTCAAGCACAGCTTGATGAAGCAAACGAAGTTATTGCTGGCTATAAGATGAAAGAAGAAGAAATGGCTCGTAAAGAAAAAGCATTAAAAAGAAAAGCATCTTTGGTTGAAGCGGGTCTAGAAGACGACGCTGCTTCCGCTGCTGTTGAAAAGTTTGAAAATCTTGATGATGAAGCTTTTGATTCAATGACCTCATTACTTGCTGCTATGAAACCTTCTGAAATGAAGAAGGAAGAAGAAGAAGCAATGATGATGAAGAAAAAGATGGCTTCAGAAGACGAATCAGTTGAAGAAGCTGAATCTGCTTTGGAAGAAGTAGAGGCTGAAGAAACAGTTGATTTAAGCGTTGGTAGCGATGAATCAGAAACAGAATCAGCAGAAGCTAGTGTTCGCTCAGAACTTGTTGAATTTGTAAGTGCTAGACTCGGTAAAACCTCAAAATAAGGGAGAATAAATATGGCTCTTAAACCAGATCGTATTGAAACAGTAACTGATGTTTCATTTTTCATGAACTCAACCGCCGAAAGAGGTGGTGTGGCTACAATTAGTACAGGCGGTTCAGGCGTTGCCATGGACGATGCCAGTGCTGTTGTTGCTTATGCTGCTGATCCAAGCGGAGCAAAACCTGTTGGCGTTTTGTTAAATGATGTTGTTAATCTTGATCTTACTCGTCAGCATATTAACTGGCACAAAGATGAAGTACAACAGGGTGGCAAAGTTACTTTGCTACAAGTTGGTCAAGTAACCACTGACCAAATCGCTGGTAGTCCTGCTGCTGGAGACGTTGCATACGTTGATGCAAGCGGTACAATCGGTAATGATGCAGACAGTGGTAATAACGCTCAAGTCGGAAGATTCTTGAGCAGTGTAGACGCAGATGGTTACGCAAAAGTAGCAGTTAACATTGCCTAATTAAAGAAAAGGGAGAACAATAACATGTCAGCAGAAACTAAAGCATTTCAACCAACTCCAGAACTTACAGATCTTCTAGTAAGATCAGGTTCACAGCACAGAGAGACTTCATTAGCTGCTAATGCAGAATTTGCTAAAGCACTAGAGCAGCCTCTTCGTCAGGGTATCCTCAGTGGTAACATCCTCGATGGTATTTTCGAGCCAATCCAATTAGCTCAAAGTGCTACTCCAGAATTTCCACTCGATTTCCTTGCTCCAGGTACCGAAAAAGACTTCGTTGCCTACACTGTTCCTAATCATGGCTATATCCCAGAACGTCATGTCGAAGGCGATTATGTCATGGTTCCAACTTTTGATATCGGTGCTAGCATCGATTATCTATTAAAGTATGCCCGTGACGCCCGCTGGGACGTTGTCGGTCGTGCAATGGAGGTTCTCGAAGCCTCTTTTGTTAAGAAGATGAATGATGACGGTTGGCACACTCTGTTAGCCGCTGGTGTAGATCGTAACATCGTCGTTTATGATAGCGATGCCGCTGCAGGTCAGTTCACTAAGAGACTTGTTTCTCTTATGAAGACCGTTATGCGTCGTAATGGCGGTGGTAATTCAGCTTCCAACAACCGTGGAATGTTGACTGATCTATATGTCTCTCCTGAAGCTATGGAAGACATTCGTAACTGGGGTGTTGATCAGGTCGATGAGGTTACTCGTCGTGAGATTTACACAGCGGCTGATGGTTCTATCAACAGAATCTTCGGTGTCAATCTTCATGATCTTGATGAACTCGGTGATGGTCAAGAATATCAGTTGTTCTATGAGAACACTCTAAGTGCTTCCATGCCAACTAGCCACAACACTGAAGTTGTTGTTGGTCTTGATCTTCGCAAGAGAGATTCATTCATCATGCCAGTTCGTGAAGCAGTCCAAATCTTTGAAGACGACACCCTACATCGTCAGAAGAGAGCTGGTTTCTATGGCTGGGCAGAGCAAGGTTTTGCTGTTCTTGATAACAGAAGAGTACTACTTGGCTCACTATAATCTAGTATTATAGTCTAATAACTAAAGCCGCTCATTTTTGGGCGGCTTTTTTTATATGTTGGGTGTATTTTACTAATATAACAGCAGCCACAGAAAAGGTATATATAATGGGAGCAAGTCAATACAATTTTACTATTGAACAAGGCTCTTCGTTCAAAATGTCCTTAATATATAAGGATAGTAATGGAGACCCTATTGATATTACCGATTGGTGCGCTAGATTAACTTGGAGAACTAGTGCTAATGTTACCCAGGTATTTTCTAGTGACAATATCGACAAAACTTTATATGATTTTAATCTAGAGGGTAGTCTTGGTAAAATCAATTTATTATTTCCTGCTAGTACCACAAACGATTTTGACTTTGGTAATGCCAAGTATGATCTAGAATTACAATCAGATGATGATCATTATAATCAGGGCGGTAAATATGTTATTAGAATCCTTTATGGAACAATAACTATACAGAAACGCTTTAGCAAGTATGAAGAACCTTTGGAGTGTAATGAATAATGAGCGAATTTACTTTGGAAATTTCTGATATTAATTACATAATTGATATAGAAACATCTACTGAAGATAATACAGAAAATTTAGAAATTACTACCACTAATGCTGATACTATTGAGATTACTACCGGTTTTGCTGCTAGTATTGTATATGCTAGCGATGTTATTGGATTAGACAACTATTTATCAAACTTTATAGACAGCTACAATATAGACTGCGGCACACCATAAACAGGAGATTAAAATGCCAGTTAATACATTATTACAAATGCGTCGTGGCTCAGCAGCCACATGGACTTCTACCAATCCAACACTATCTGCTGGTGAATGGGGATATGAAACAGATACTGGCAGAGCCAAAGTTGGCGACGGTAGCACTGTTTGGACCAGTTTAAAATATGCTAAACTGAGGTATGATGATTTAATTACTGGCAGCGGTGTGTCAATTACAGAGCTTACAGACGGAAATAGTCAGGTCACTGGATTATCTTTTAGCTCTGATCTTGCTGCTGGAGATAATATCACTCTTACTGAATCCAATGGCACTATTACGATTAATGGTCAAGCTGGCATCACGCTTAGCGAAGGAACAGGAATCCATATTGTTGTTGATGGTGCTGATCATGAGATTAATGTGAGTGGATTAACTTCTAGTAATATTGGTGACTTTAATGATGCTGTTGATGCTAGGGTTACTGCTGCTAGTATTAGTCCAGAAGAAGTTATGGATATTGTTGGAACCGGAGTATTCGGTGTTAGTGGAGTAGGAATTAATTATAAAGATGCTGAAAATCGTTTAGAATTTGGTCTAGTTAATGATAGCATAACTGTTGGCAGTACGGAAATAGCCCTCGGCTCATCTGCCACAACTATTGCTGGTCTTAGTAGTGTTACATCTACATCTTTTGTTGGTGATCTGACTGGTAATGCAGACACTGCTGATCAGGTTAAAACACAGCAAGGAAGTGCTGATGCTAATCATTATATTGTTTTTGTAGATAGCGATAATGGCAGTGCTACAGCAGAAACTGTTTACACAGACGCTGGTTTGTATTATAATCCTTCTAGTAATAATCTTAATATTGGCAATAATCTTACTGTAGGTGGTGATCTTGTTGTTAATGGAACTACAACTACTGTTAACTCCACGGTTGTTACTATTGAAGATCCTGTTTTTGTTATTGGTAGCGGTTCACCTACTACTGATGATAATAAAGATCGTGGTATCGAATTTAATTATTATGATGGTTCTGCTAAGGTTGGCTTCTTTGGTTATGATGATAGTACAGGTAAATTCACTTTCTTTACTGACGCTACTAATAGTAGCGAAGTTTTCAGTGGAACAAAAGGCGAACTTGATGCAAATGTAGATTGGTCTAATCTTTTAAATATTAGCATTGATAATGCTGATATTAGTGCTAGTGCTGGTATTGATATCAGCAAATTAAGTGCTAGTGGATTAACTATTGGCGATAGCACATATGTACTTGGAGACACTACTACTGCATTAAGTGGCATGACCAGTTTTGCTGGTACTAGTGCTGCCAACCCAGTATACCTACATTATGCTGTTATTGACGGTGGTAGTCCATAAAGTTGACAATTTAATCAGGCTATCTATTATAAGTTAGTCATTAATAAGTTTTATAGGATAAGGTATGGCCGTTAATAATCTCATAACAGTACGCAAAGGTATAGCTACAGAATGGTCCAGCCAGAATCCTACGTTAGCTAGTGGCGAACCAGGCTATGACGGCACCAATAATCTATTAAAAATTGGAGATGGTAATACATCGTGGTTAGGTCTTCCTCCAGCAAATTTTCCAGCAAATGGACTAGAAGGACAAATATTATCTAAAATTTCAGATAGTTCTGAGACTTTACAATGGATAGACAATTATGCTAATGAGCTAAGAGCTACTGTTCAAAA